TTTTTCTGCCGCTGCTTTCTCAGCTTCAGCTTTTTCTGCCGCTGCTTTCTCAGCTTCAGCTTTTTCTGCCGCTGCTTTCTCAGCTTCAGCTTTTTCTGCCGCTGCTTTCTCAGCTTCAAGATCTACACCAAGGGCTTTTGGCAACTTGCCGTCATAGCCAAATTTCTCGCCATGTTTAAAAGTTACTGTTTCAAGCACTTGATATTGGTTTTTCTCACCTACCTTTTTGAGGCAGTGCCCCCGATCAGAAGCTTGCGCCTTTGAAAGGGTGAGCACGCCACCAGTGATAGACACGGACTTACCTGTCACGATGTATTTCATGGTGGCGCTCCTTAGATCAACGTGGTCTGAACAGCACCTTGCCAGCGACCGTAACCAACATTGCGCCAGGTATCGATACCTACCTGAATAGCATCGTTATCGAACGCATATTCTGAATCCTCACCTTTAAGTTTGATTGCTGGTGCGGTTTCTTCTTGACGGATAAGCGGCTTGACGCTGCCATCAGTGCGAACAGTCACGAACTTGTCAGTCCAGCCAGCAGTTGTTAAACGTGGGTTTACTGCCAAACGAATATCCCAGTCTTCAACCGCAAAGCTGGATGGGCCAGCAACACGTGCCAGTGACAAGCCTGCGCGGAATGACTCAGCTAACCCAACCGGCACCATCACCATGAATGATTTTGCAGTTTCGTTAAGTGGTTCACCTTGGTCATCTACAAATGTATACATTTGAGAAATTGATTTAAGCACCGCTTGCTGTGCTTCTTCTGGGCTTGGTGCTGTCACACTGCCATGTACTAAAGCTGGCGCTGCAGAGATATCAAAATCAATTTTGTTTGACTGGCTGCCGCTTGAGCCTTCGGCATGATCGGTATCAAAGAAGTACTGACCGTCATAGCACAATTGGCCTGCACCATTAACAATCAATGTACTTAGAAGTTTTGCAAAGTGCGTATTACCACGCTCTGCCAACTCATTGATACGAACTTGCAATTGGCCTGTCTTGTCACGACGCAAATCTCTGAGCAAAATATCAATTGTGCTTTCAAAGTGTTTGTTTGTGATTTCAATACCATTTTCTGTGAAGCCTTTGGCATGACGACCGCCAACCCATTCACGCAATGCGGGTGTCATACCTAGCCATGCGTATTCCTCACTTGACTGATCTGAAGGGAAATAATTTGAAACCGCATCGATCCATGTTGCGCCAACTCCACTTTGCAGCGCTTCGTAATACATGCCAATAACGGCGCGAGAGGTAATTTTATCCATGACTGGCTCCTATTTCAGTAGCGCTGAAAGTTCATTGATCTTTACAGTCAGCTCTTTAAAGTTGTTGTTTAATGTTGCTTGGCTGAAAGAACCGCCAACGTCGCCAACGGTACCGTCTGCAGTACCTGTGGTTGAATCAGTGAGTGCAGTGATAACACCAAGACCAGAACGGCCTGCATTAAACTCAACGACACCAACCCCAGTAGAAACAAAGCGCACTACGCGGCCAACAGCACTATTGGTGCTTGCAGTCAATGTGAATGTATCGTCATCGGATGCATAAACTGTTTTGCCCACGTCAGTGATCGCCAGACTGCCAACAGCCAGCTGAACACGACCCTTACTTTTTACAGTGACATTTACAGCACCGGCGGCACCGGCTGAATTGTCTGCTTTTGCTTGAGCAAAACCTAAGAACGGATCACCTGCTACTAATGGGCGGGCATAACCGGAACCGTTGTCACCGACTGCCGCGCCTTCGTAGATAATGTCAGTGGCAATCACACCAACATCATTCAAATCACCCAGTTCAAGTGGGCGGGCAACATTTTTAGCAAGTGTTGTCATACCGATTGCACCCAGGTAAGGCATGCCCTGCATGAGGTTATCAGTTAAGCCTGACAGCATGATTGATACGGTTTGCACATCAGCAAATGCAGAAAAACTAAACGCTGCAACAGCCAGTGACACAAGTAAAATTAGAGTCTTTTTCATGATTTAGCCTTTCTTGCCGGCAACTTTTACGCGGCCTGTTGATTCGGCTTCGCGGTAAGCTGCATAAGTTTTAAAGTTGTCACCAAATTCAGCACGCAAAGTAGATGATTTATCCCACTCAGCTTTTGCCTGCTCTTCAGGTGGTAAATTTTCAGTTACGTCATCAGCCGGTGCTGCAGCAAATGCAACTGCTGCTGGTGCCGCGCCTGCTAGATCAGCAACAGCCTTTTCTTTTAACGCGCGTTCTGCATTTAGAATTTGCACAGCGGCTTCTGGGCCAGTGGTTGTGCCATCGAATGCCAGGCTGTCAATCAAGGCTTCATGCCCAGGGATTGCCTGAGCACGTACAGACTGGATGCGGTCACGTTCTGACGATGCCCCTTCTGCACGAAATGCGGCGGCCAGTTCAGGCGCTTCCGCAATAATTTGTTCTTTGGTAAGCATATTTGCTCCTTTAGATTGATTTTGTGAGTTTTGTGCGACACCGGCACGACCTTCATTGAGCTGCGCAATTAGTCCCTGAAGGGTAGAAACACCGTCCACCAATCCAGCGTCAATTGCTTGCTGTCCTACAAGAACACGGCCATCGGCCATATCCTGCAATACTTTTTCTTCTGACACGTTTCGATTCTTTGCAACAGCGCCCACAAACAAGCTGTACAGATAATCAACCTGATCCTGAATTGATTGCTTGCCCTCTTCGCTTAATGGCGCATATTGCGATGCGATGCGCTTGAATTTACCGGCATAGATTTCAGTGGTTTTAATCCCCATCTGCTCTTCGCGGCGAGAAACATCAACGTGTGATGCAACAACACCAATGCTGCCGACAGCTACCGTAGAATTGCTGATGTAAGCTTTGCTGGCAGCACTACCAATCCAGTAAGCAGCACTTGCCATAACGCCATCACTCAGGGTGACAATCGGCTTAATGTCCCGTGATGCAACAATGAAATCAGCCAAGCCTTGCGTGCCGTCAACAGTTCCACCTGGGGAATCGATAGCAAGAATAATGGAGTGAACGGAACTATCATTCAGCGCCATACGCATATCACGCTCGATGATCTGCATGGATGCGCCGCCGGATATTTGTGAAAACAGATTCATGCGCTTTGCAAGCACGCCGCTGATATCGACAATTGCCACGCCATCAACAACTTCATAAGGCTTTTGTTCGTTCGCAAGCGGGCGGCCAAGCTTTGCTTCAATACCAGCAATGTCAATCTTTTCACCACGCAAATGCGTAGCATAAATTGCCTGTATCTCAAGCAACTTATCTGGCTGGATTGCCCAGGGGCTGGTTAGTATGTCGAGTATTTTCATAGGATCAACCTAGAATCAATGCTGTTAGATTACGCATGTGTCTGTCTCATTTTTAGGGGAAAATGAGACGTGCTTAGTCGTCTTCATTTTCAATGTCAGGATTAGTATTTACTGGCGCGATAGGAAAGCCGTTGCCGTTTGTTGGCTGAGGCGTCAACCCATCCCGGTCACGCATTTCTTTTTCTTTCTTCAGCTGCTTATGTTTGGTTTCATAATCAACCCCATCGTGCAGCACGCTTTCAGCTTCGCGTGTTGATATTCCTAAATCAATACGCCCGTTGGCTGCCTCAACTTCTTTTACCGGGTCAATACTGCCAGGGCCGTCACCAATCCAAATTGCACTGCACCAAGCCTCACGAACAACGGGGCTGGCAAAAAATCCGGGGGCATTGACGCGGCCTTTTGCCACCGCCTCTTCAAGCCAAAGTTCATACACCGGCTGGCAAAACTCTGTGCTCATCCAGTCGCGCCATTTGCGATAGGTTTTCCATGCAGCAAGCAAAGCAGCGCGAGCAGCTGAGTAGCTGGATTGAAAGTGCATCACCAGCACTTCATATGGAATTTCCAGATTAATGCCAATCTGGCGCAGGATTGACTGCACAAACGGATCAAACTCAGAGTTAGGTCTGCCGGGGTTCGGTGATTCAACTTCTTCGCCAGGCAATAAATTTACAGCGCGACCGCCAGAATCTAAATTGCCGTCCCATTTAGATGCGTTTTCAACATAGGCTTGCTGGCCTTTATCATCAAACATATCCAGAAAAGCGTTGTGATCCATGCGCACAAACATGGCAAACATGCCACTGGTAACAGCGGCCTGTAATTCAGCTTCGGTATATCTGCCAAGCTGCTTGAGTGGTTCAATAATCGGTGCTAGATCAGGAACGCCGCGCTTCTGCCCAGGGCGTAATTTACGTTTTAGATGTAAAACATTGCGCCGGCCATTAGGGCCATAAGCCTCTACTGGCGTCCAAGTCATCCCGGTTTGTCGTGTGTCGCCTGGGTGACGGCTGCTAAAGTGATAGCGAACAGGAGCTCCATCCGTGTCGACTTCAATTCCATCAATAAGCTTGTCAGAATTTGGTGCTCGTCCCGGATTACTCAATCGATCCGCTTCAATCACCTGCAGACATAAGTCATAAATTTTACCGCGCGACTTACGTGGGGTAACAATGGCCACATCACCTGATTCCATCCGTGAGCGGAATACAAGATCCTGCAGCTGGTAAAAATTCTGATCGCGCTCAATGTCGCAATCTTTACTGTTAGCGAAAAGGCGCCACTCACGCTTTGTATTAGCCACCCAGTCAGAAGCTTCCTCTTCGGTCAATCCAAGGTATTCAGAATCTGGTTTAGGTTCAAGAGAAAGCCCGGTGCCTATGACGTTAGTAGTCATTTGCGATACAGCACCACCGGCTATGGCGTTATTTCTTACCAGGTCACGGCTGCGTGCGCGGTTAACATCCAAATCAGGGCTGATGTCTGATTCAGCAGATCCTGCATAAGGGCTGTAATTTGATAAAGCAGGTCTGGTTTTGCTGGCACCACTATAACCACCCATAAGCGAAAGCGCATAGCGGCTTTGAAGCCTGCGCAATTCTGTTTTTGGTGAAAATATACCGATAGCTTTATCGATAAGGTTTGGCTTTATTTCAAGACGTTCACGTTTTGCCATATTAACCGCCCGGTCTCATGACAACAGTTCGGCCACGACCTGAAGCTGTAGCGTCTAACGATTGAACACGGTCATTCCACGTAGCAATGCCTTGCTGAATTTCAGCCAGGTTGGCACGGTTTAATTTTCTGCCGGCTATTTCGTAAGATTGACCAGATAGAACCGCAATTTCAGCAGCAAGATATGCATCCAGCTGTGTTTGCGCTTGCGCGAGTGTAATGCCTGCCATTCGGAATCTCCGAGTTAATCGATAAGGTTTGGCTTTATTTCAAGACGTTCACGTTTTGCCATATTAACC